AAAACAACAGAAGATAGCGACCAAAAGAATGAAAATAATAAGCAAAGCAATAAACAAAAAGCGTTAAGCGAAATGACACCAGCCGAATATGCAGAATATTTTAGAGAGCGTGAAGCAAAAAGAAAAGATTTTTAATTAAAAGGAGAGTTTAATAATGGGAACAAATACGTTTTTAACGGTTCAGGAGATAGCACAAGAGAGTCTGCAAAGGCTAAGAAATAACCTAGTTTTTGCAGGATTAGTACACAGAGATTATAGCAATGAATTTGCAAGCTACGGTGATACAGTACAAATCAAAAAGCCTGCTACTTTTACGGCTAATGACTTTGTATCAGACGGAAGCACATCAGCACAAAACATTGAGGAAGATAATGTACTTGTTAAGTTAAACAAAATCGCAGACGTTACTGTGGATATTACATCAAAAGAATTAACACTTAATATCCAAGACTTTGGCGATCAAGTTGTTGAAGGAGCAATGCAGGCGTTAGCACAGCAGGTTGATGCAGATTTAGCTGCTTTATACAAGGACATCCCATATTATAGTGGAACAGCAGGACAAGACCCATCTACACTAACACATCTTGCTAATGCTAGAAAAGTATTGAATGTTAACAAAGCACCAATGGGAAGCAGAAGGCTAGTAATAGATCCAGATGCCGAAGCTAATTTATTGGTACTGGATGCGGTAGTTAATGCAGAAAAAGCAGGTTCTACACAAGCATTGAGAGAAGCTAGTTTAGGCAGATTAATGGGACTAGATTCATTTATGAGTCAAAACATCTATGACCACACCAAAGGAACGTTGGCAGCTAGTGGAGAAGGCACTATTGACTTGTCAGCAGCAGCAACCGCAGGTGCCACATCAGTAGGGTTAGAAGGCAGCGGAGAAACAACCTTATCTGGTACTGTTGTAGTTGGCGACGTACTGAATATAGGCGACCACAAGTATGTATGTACAGAATTAGCAACAGCAGCAGAGGGTGTTGCAACAGTTAAAATTAGTCCTGCAATTGTTGAAACAGTTGATAGTGGCGAAACAATTACTATTGAAGCATCAAGTGTTGGGAACCTTGCATTTCATCGAGATGCTTTTGCATTAGTTAACAGACCAATGGCACTTCCTATGGGTGGAGCAGAAGGTTATGTCGCTAATTATGAGGGCTTATCAGTAAGGGCAACAATGGGTTATACAATGAGTTCAAAAACTAATAGCATTTCATTCGATGTGTTGTATGGTGTTAAAACATTAAATCCAAAACTTGCTACTAGGGTTTGGGGTACAGTTAGTTAGAATTAATGATTAGGGAAGGTTAGTAGCCTTCCCTTTATTAAAAAGGAGTTGAAGTTATGATTTGGAAGTGTCCTAATTGTGGATATAAAACAAATTCTGAAAGAATTAAGCGGATACACCAAAAGACTAAACACGAGTGTTTGCAAAGGCAGAAAATGCAAAAAGAAAATAAATTAAATATAAATGATTTTACTAAAGCAGAAATAATTAAAATGCTAGAAAAGAAAAATATAGAATATAATGCTAGAGAATTAAAAGCTGATTTATTCGCAAAGTTGGGTGATTAATATGCTATATACAGTACTTAAAAAACTAAGACGCTTTTATCCAGTCAGTTATGACTTTGCTAATGCTATTGTTGCAGATGGTATAAGCGGATCGTTTGACAGTAATGATTTTATAGCAGGAATGTATGTGCTAATAAAGAATAGTTTGCTAAATGATGGGGTATATAAAGTCAGCGGAGTAGCTAGTAACAAATTAACAGTAGATGCAACATTACAAGCAGAAAGTACTGACAGAATAATAAAAGTATATGGTTTAGCTATACCTCCAGATTTGGTCAGTTTAGTAAGCGATATTGAAAGCTATGTAGCAGACAATCCCTATAGCAACGTATCTAGTGAAAGCTTGGGCGACTATTCGATAAGCTACGGTACAAATGCAGATGGGGCAAGTGCTAGCGACTGGTATAATGCTTTCAAAAGCAAATTAAGCCACTACCAAAGATTTTATAGTGATTTAGACAGTTTTATACCTAGCAAAAAGTGGTGGTAGCTATGAATATTGCAAAATGGTTTACTGATGCAGAATGGCACACAGCAGTTGAGGGTACTGATGATTTTGGGCAGACTACTTACACTTGGACTAAACACAAAGATATACAAGGCAGAATGCGACAGCTTAATGCAAGTGAAAGAAATACATCTGAAACTACTGGTACAGTATCAACGCATAGATTTTATACTAAAGAATTTGGAATAGGCAATACTGACAAAATTAAATTTGATAATAAGTTTTATCAAGTTATAAGGTCTAACAATGTAATGAATTTTAGCGAGTTTGCACAATTGGACTGTGAGTTGACAGAATAATGAAGTTCAAAGTAAATAAGATTAATTTAGATGTAAATAAGTTAATGAATTTATATTTAACAGCACAGGAAAAAGGGTTGACTGAAGTAGGATTAAAGTTGCAGTCAGATGCGAGTGAGGAAGTAGCAGTAGATACTGGTAGGTTGAGGGCTAGTATCGCTTTTAGGGTTGGCAACAACACAATTAATAAGAATACCTTTAAGAGTGACAAAACACAGTCACAAGATAGCGATTTAAGGCTTGTAAGACCAGATACGGTAGTTATTGGTAGCAGTGTAGAATATGCTAGGAGAATTGAAAAGGGATATTCTAAGCAATCTCCACAAGGATACTTAAGAAAAAGTGTTGATAAAAATAGAAATTGGATTAAATCAAGGTTAACTAAAACTTTTGACGAAATAATGAGGTGATGAGGTGGCTATCAGAGTATTTACCACTTGGCAAAACGCTAATTTAACTTGGATAAATGCTAATAGTTTTTGGGATGGTGGTAGACTAACGAGAGATATAAGAGATAATATAGTAGCCGTAAGCAGTTTAGACAATAGCAAGATATATTTAGTTAATGCACCAGAACAAGTAACAGCACCTTATATTGTGATAAATCAAATATCTGGACCACGTAATTACACGCTTGACGGATATGATTACACCAGAATGTCAAGGGTGCAGGTAGATATATACGCGAAAAGCTATCCGACAGCTAAATCAGAAGCTAATAATGTATACGATTTACAAATTACTAATAGTTTTAAGGCAGTAGAAATTGAAAATGAATTTGACGAATATGACGACACATTACAATTGTTTAGAGTATCAATAGACTTTATAGTATACAAGGAGGATTAAATTATGGCAGGAACTTGGGCAAAAGGAACGGTTTTAACACTAGGAAGTGCAGTAGCAGAATTGGCAAGTATAACTGGACCAAGCGAATCGGCAGACACTATTGATGTATCAAGCCACGACAGCACAGGCGACTACAGAGAGTTTGTGGGTGGATTTATTGATGGTGGCGAAGTATCAGTAGAAGGTAATGTAAAAGATAAAGCACAGTTAGATTTATTTAAAACAACACTAGGCACCAAGTCATCTGGTGCAACAATTGTTTTTCCTACAACACCAGCAATTACCATTACATTTGACTGCATTACAACAGCATTTGAACTTGATGCACCGTTTGAGGATAGGCTAGCGTTTACGGCTACATTAAAAGTAACTGGTAAACCAGCAATAACAGTAGCAGCAGAATAAGGAGATTAAAAAATGGCTAAAGTAATAATTGGAGATACTGAATATCAAGTAAAATGGACATTAGGAAGTTTTATTAAATTTCAAGAGGAAACAGGTCTTAATCCATTTGAGGGAAATGTATTGCAAGATTTAGATCCTTTGAAATTAAGAGCATTATTATATTCGATAGTAGTCGGTGATATTAACGTTAATGATATTAATGATTTAGAATTAAGCGAACTGATGGAACTTGTACAAGCCTTACAAGAAACTATGCCTAACACAAGTGCAAAAAAAAAGTAAATAGTGAAAGTGTAGAAATTACACTAGACCAGATTATAGCCATTGGGCTTGTTAGGCTCAAACTTAACAAGCCTGATTTACTATCATTAACTATCCCACAATTTCAACTTTTATTAGACGAATATTCTAATATGCAAAAACGTGAGGATATATGGAGAGCGCAAACTTTAGCAGCAATAGTAAACGGATACACTGAAAAAAGATATACATATAAAGATTTTATGCCGGAAGAAAACAAGCAACAGACACCAGACGAAATGTTAGAAGTAATGTTAAGAACATTCAACCTTGAAGACCCACGTAGAAAAGGGTGATTAAATGAACGTAGGAAGTATAGACATAGGCGTTAGCTTAGACCAAGCTGGTTTTGAAAAATCGATAAACAGCATGCAAACAAAAATGAGTAATTTAGGCGGTAAAATGCAAAAAGTAGGCGGCAATATGACAAAGTATATTACTGCACCAATGGCTGGAGCAGCAGGTGCTTTTGTTGTAGCTGCTAAAAAAAATGGCGATTATGCAGATAGTATATTAGATCTAGAGTCGGTAACTGGAATGTCTACAAGCGCAATACAAGAATGGCAAGCAGTAGCAGATAAAGCAGGTACTAACACAGACGCTGTAACCAACGCTAGTGAACAATTAACTAAAGGAATGTCTAGAGGTGCTGAGGGTAGTGCCGATATGAGAACAGCTTTTGAAAAACTAGGTTTGTCAATGGATAGTATAAAAGCAATGACGCCAGATGAAAAGATGGAAACTATAATGAACGCTTTGGGTGGAGTAGAAGATGCTTCAATGCGTGCAGAATTAGGTAATAGATTATTCAGAAATGGATTTAAAGATTTAGCACCTATTTTAGATATGTCAAAAGAAAAAATAGACGCTACTAAACAAGCTGCAATAGAATCTGGGCAAGTAATGAGTGGTGAAGGATTACAGAATGCAAACGCCTTTAGGGAATCAATGGTAGAATTAAAGGGTGCATTTGTTGGTGCAGGTCGTGACATAATGGCAAAGTTTATGCCAATTATAAAAGATGATTTAATACCTTTTATACTAGATAAGGCAGTACCAGCAATATTAGAGTTTGCAGATTTTATAGGTGGTTTAATAGATAAATTTAACAACTTGTCACCAACTACTAAAAAGTTTATTGGAAAAGCTGTTTTATTGTTAGCTGCACTAGGTCCAATTATCAGTGTAGTAGGCACATTGATTACTGTCGGAAGTTCTTTAGCTGGTGGATTTCTACTTTTAACATCACCAATAGGATTAGCTATAGCGGCAATTGGTTTAATAATTGCAGCAGGTGTTTTATTATATAAAAACTGGGATACTGTAAAAGAAAAAGTAGGTCAATTAAAAGATAAGATTGTCACTATATTTGAAAATATAAAAAATGCAATTAAAGAAAAAATTGATAATGCTATACAAAAGGTTAAAGATAAATTTAACGAAGCACTAGACTTTGTGAAGGGGTTAGGAAGTAAATTCCTTGAGGCAGGCAAAAACATTATCAACAGTATAGGTGATGGAATTAAAGCTGCAGGTAATAAAATAAAAGATAAAGTAAGCGGCGTGGCTAAAAAGATTAGGGATTTCTTTCCTTTCAGTCCAGCTAAAGAAGGTCCATTAAAAGATTTAAATAAACTAGACTTTGGCGGACCAATAGGCGACGCAATAGATAGTGCAATACCGAAAGTGCAATCAAAGCTTGGCGTAATGTTAGATACTGGCAATAGACAATTAGCAGGAGCAGGTACTGGAAATATCACAATAAATATTAATAATCCAAGCGTAAGAAATGATGAGGATATAACAAAAATTAGTAGATCGTTAAGAGATGAAATATTGAGGGTTACAAGGGGGCAAGGTAGATAATGAAATGGGTAACTGCAAGCACTACAATACTGTTTGATGCAACTAACAATATAATACCCAAGACAACTGGATATGCACAGCTACCTAGCCAACGCGTAACCAAAGAAAAAGTAATTAATCGTAATGGCGAATACACTTTTGTAGATGGATTAAATAACAAACAAGTAACAATGGATATAACACAAGCATATGACATTATTACTGCTAGAAGGCTAAGGTTAAGAGATTTAGCACCTTATCTTATCCGGGAGGGTAAATTATACCTGGACTATGAAAATGATATATATTGGGAAGGCAGGGTTTTAAGCCAAAGCGATATAAAACTAGACAAAGGATTAGATATATTGACAGTTACATTTGATTTAGATCCTTTGGCTTTTAGCACACTAACTAACGACATTGGTGTGTTAACGTGGGGAGATGCCGAAATAGATTGGGGTAGCACTGATATTGAATGGGGCGACGATATACCGCCAACTGAATTTGCAATAGGCACACATACTATAACTAATCTAGGTAACTATACAAGCAAGCCTAAATGGATTGTAAGCGGTGCAGGTACTATCACCGTTGGCACACAGGAGTTTGAAGTCACAGAAGCTTGTACAGTCGATACTGAAAATTTAATTGTTTATAACGGTACAACAACCAAGATGAGTGCATTTACTGGCGATTTTATTAACATAGCACCAGGAGAAAGCACATTAGTAACCGATGTGGCGATCGAAGTTGTCAACAAGGATAGGTGGCTATAATGAGTTATCCAGAAATATATAATGCTAGTGGTGATAGACTGGCGATATTAAATAACATTACAAGCAATAAGCTAATGCGGAAGGTTAACAGTTACTATGAATTTGACTTTAGTTGCTTTGAGGAAGAATTTAAGACTGAATATATTACACTAGATAATTATGTAATAGCAGATAATGATAGCTTTGATATTGCTAGTATATCAGTAAACCATAATGCAAGCGGACAAATTAAGTATGATGTTAAATGTGAACACGTGTTTTATAGACTAACTGATACAGACAAATTTAACTATGCCAAAAACGACACGCCAACAAACATACTAACAGACTTATTGAGCGATACAGATTTTAGTGTTGGCACAGTAGAATTTACAGACACTATCATTTTTGCAGTAAATAGAACAGCAAGTATTATGAATATAATTATAACATTAGCTAATAAGTTGGGTGCAGAAATTGGCTTTAGTAATAGTGGGTTTACAGTTAATTTGCTAGATTCACTAGGTAGTGATAACGGCTTCCAAATCAGACTACAAAAAAATATGAAAGGCATTACTTATAAAGTCGAAGATCGTGGCGAATTAAAAACAGCTTATGAAGTTGATGTAGTAGACATTTACAAGTCAAGGGAATTCGAGGACATGACATTCGTTGAAACTGTGGAAATTGGCGATACGGTGCAGGTAATAAATAGTGTTTTGGGAATTGACACATCGCAAGCGGTATTGGAAATTGAAAAAGATGTAATTAGTGGCAGGAACTTAAAGCTAACACTTGCCAATACATTTGACAGTTTAGCTGATGATTTTGCGTTTTTGCAAGAAGAAGCAGTAAAAAAAGACGAAGTAATTTACGGTGTTAAAATTGGCAATGATATAGGAATAGAAATCGAACGTGATGACAAACTAGCTAAAACAATACTTAATGCAGATACGTTTGCAATGCAAAATGGCGACGGCACAGGAAGCTATGTAGATAGTTTATACTTTGATGCAGTAAACGAAAAGTGGATATTTTCAGGTGCAGTAAATACTGATGACATAACAGTAGAGGGGTTCTTGAAAATTGACAGTAGAGAAACTTCTACTGATACTGGTCTATTCTTTTTAGGCGAAGGCGGTGCAAACACAATTGTTTACCAACAAACAAGTGGCACTAAACCCTTGACAATAGCAGGAAATTTACACGTAACTGGCGACATTACAGCAGATGGCACAATAGGATAAAAGGAGCGAGAACATGGAAGATAATAAATATTGTAATTTAGATGGTACAGATAAAATAAGTGCAACGTTTGAGGAAATAAACGAAGGTTTTGACGCCGTAGAAGCTGATTTTGACGCCGTAGAAGCTGACATTGAAAAATTAAAAGATTTCTTA